ATGACTACTTGTCGTTTCCAAGATCCTTCATCATCTCCCGTAGTTCTGCCTTGGTAATTATCTTGCTGAGTGCGTCAATGTCACTCATTTTAGCCGATGGCATGAGTTCCATCAGTGTCTTTTTAATTTCGTTATTGCCTTTGTCTTTCTTCTTAGGTGCAATCCATTGGTGTCTGTGTGAGCCCATGCCAGGACTTATAGTAGTTGCTAACAACCATTGTAGTTTAGGATGTTTGCTCAAGTCAAAGAAGTGTTTGTTCAGTCTTTCGTTGCAGGCAACCAAATAGTATTCTTGCAGTTCACTAGGTCCTTGCACCGCACTGCCCCAACGTATCATGAGAAAGTTGCTGAACTTCTTGCGCTCTTCATCCGTGAGGCTGTCGTAAAAGTCTCTGCTTTTACGATCCAGTTGTGCCATTTCATTTTGTATGCTGAGTTTTTCCACTAGAATGCCTTGTTGTAGTCTACTACTTCGCAGTTACGGCTGATGTCTTTTACAAAGTAAGCACACTTAGGACTATCGCCATCCTCAAAAGGCACTGCTAGCATTTGTCCATTCTTGAGTTTTGGCGCATACCAACTTACGTCTTGATAAACATCAATGATTTCAATGTCGTGATAAGTTGGACTAAAGCTACTACGTGGATTGTATTCAAAAATTTTAAAACCTCTATCATTGATACTGGTCAACGGTAGCATCTCAAGATCACCAACATCGGGCTCGCCAATAAGTACTTGCCAGTCTATGGGCATTTTTATTTGGTTGCGTCCTATTCGTAATACTAGTGCCGGTGAGTTAAAACTTTCTAAAAATATTAGTGGAATAAACATATAATCAGGATCACCAGGATCACTGTTGTCAAAGATAGCAAACCTCATGTCGTCAATTTCTTCAGGCAACTGATCTAAATCAAATGTTGTATTTTCTAGTGTAAGTATTCTCATAATTTTATAATTGTTCCTTAGCAATAGTATAAGGTATTTCGATGGTTTCATCGAGTATTCCGGTTATATTTGATGTCCATTTATTAGCAAAACCAGCATTTGTAGCTAAATGCATTCTATCAGGATGCCATAACACTACATCACCTGCCAACCAACTTTTAATTACGCTATTACCTGCCTGTATAAAATGGCCCGGAGACCAATCAGAAATAAAAACTATAAATCTTACAATAAATTGTTGATTATCAGGATATTGCCTTTTAAAGTACCAAAAATGGTCCTTGTGCCATGGCATTGTGGTACCAGGCGGTTGCAAGGTAGGACGATTAATTCCATTTTGCAATGGTAAGTTGGTTACAATATCTGGCTCCCACTGCATACGAATTTGTTGTTTTTGTGCTGTGGTTTCCCAACTGCGAGTATTTTCTTTAGTGTATCCCCAATCTCTACCCATTTGGATTGCATTATTGTACTGGTCGCCGATGCCATCCCAACTGTCTACAACACTTACCAGGTCTGTCCAGTAATTTGGATTGCTCTGTACAGCATCTTCGCATTCATGTTGTATAGCCTGCCAATCTGCGGCAATATTTCCAAACCAAATAAAGTCTTTGCTACTTAAGATTTCTAGCAATCTCGTCCGTGATACAAACACGAATATAATCTCCTCTTAAAAATTCTTTCCTTAGACTTTCAGGACCAAGTGCAAGTGTCATTGTGTTTGTGCTGATCAATCCTAGCTCTTTACACACACTGTCAGCAATTGGTTTTATTGTTTCTACCACGGTGTCATGTGAAAACTTTTGCATTAATTGCATACTCATATAACACCCAAATCTGTCAAAAATATCTGCACCTAATATTCCTGCGGTTACACCATCATCTACCTCAGTACGTGTGAACCGAATTCCTAAACGCAGTTGATCAGGTGCCAGACATTTGCTTAAACTTAGTGCAAAGTCTTGTATGCACTCGTAACTTAAATCGTATTGCACACCTTGACTGTTACCAAAATATGCACCATCAATCATAACAGGTACACCAAGTTGGTCAGCCAGTGAAAGAACGTTGTGTGGATATGTACTGCCATTACCGCTGTAAGGCAAACTAATAATCAGTAGGTCATTGCTTTGTAATGGCTCTTCTTCAAGGTACACAAAGTCTCTATTCCAGCTTTTACTGAGAATTTTAGTAATGATAAAATCACTGCGACTGGATCTCACACGTCTGTTAGGATAACGTGCTATAAATTCACCAAATGCATCTGTTGTGCCTGGAATAAACCCACTGTAGGGTAAACACTCCAAACCTTGTACAGTATTGTAAGTGCTATCTAGTATCCAATCTCTCCAGGCTTGATCATGTTGTTGATTGGTGACACTAGCAAGGTCATCTAGTTTCAATTTTGACAGCAGTTTATCCGCGTATCTAATGAATTCAGGTATCTGTAGTGGGGTATGTCCTATGTCCATTAAGTTTTCCACTCCATGCGTTCTTGAGTAAATGGATAGTTTGCGTCTTTGTAGAACTGTTTGCGTTTGGTAAGGTGGCGTTTTGCGAACTTGCAGGTGCTGGTTACGTCCCAGATTTGGACATAGTCTTTGTCTTCTGCTTTTCGAATGCCGCGCCCAATACTTTGGATTACACGAACAAAACTTTTGCCAGGCTCAATGAGAACAAGATTGAATATGCGAGGAATATTAATCCCAACAGCCGCAACTCCGTAGGTCGCAACAATGATCTTGCCTTCCGATATTTGTACTTCATCATAGTGGTCTTGACGCTCGCCGGCTTTGGTTGCACCGGATATGAACACACTGTTGGGCAGACGTTTTACCAACTCCTTACCGGCATTTACCCGGTCGACCAGTATCAGTGTGTTACCTGTGTTATTAACCTCATCAATGAGGCTAGCAATCGCGTCTAGTCTGCCTTCTTCTTCTAACAAGTATTTAAGTTCGCTTTGATAGTTATTATGTTCCACGTGATCGACCAGTTGCACAACGTTCACATGACACTGTGCTAGCACACCCTTGTCCTGTAGTTCGCTGGCACTGAGTTGATTGATCACAGGTCCAAGGCTAACGTGCAGGCTTTGGAACTCAAACTGCTCTTTGGGTATGGTGCCTGTTAGTCCCCAACGGATTGGGACGTGGCTCATCACGCCTGTGAGTAGCGTCTTTAGAGCATCTGCTTTGGCCATGTGTACTTCGTCGACGATGACAGCGACTACATCTTCAAGGAACTCACCAATGGTTATCTCAGCGACAGCATTGCGAGTATTCTTTAACAACACATTAAGGCTCTGCCAAGTGCAGATAGTGTGCTTGCAACCAAATTCCTTACGGTCGCCATAAAACACACCCACGTCCAGTTGCATGTTACGGTAGTCCTTTTCCGTTTGCGTGACCAGACTCTTGTTGGGTACAATTACTATTGAGCGTCCGTATTGTTCAACACGTTCGCTTAGGCTTGCGGTCATGATAGTTTTGCCAGCACCCGTAGCAACTTCTTGCAAGCACTGTGGATTGTTTAGGAAGCCGTTGATGATATCCACTTGATAGTCACGCAACACAATGGGCGTACCTGCGGCTGGATGTTTGTCTGGCCACATGATATCACTATATGCATCTTCCGCAACAGCTTCGAACTCAAAATTCGTCCTGTACTCACGTAGGTCCTCCAGTTCAATGTCATAGCCTTCATCATCCAAGATAGGAATAATGTCTGGCAGTAGATTAACAAATGTGCTACCTCCCATTTGGAAATAGCTGACCTTGCCGTCCCAACGTCCAAGACGCACTGCGGGAAGATAGCGGGCATAGGGTACGTCATATTTGAACTTGTTTACCAGCTTCTTGCGAGTGTTTAGATCAAGTCCTTCGATTTTTACATTGACTTCGTCTTTGACGATTAGTGTGGCTTGTTTCATAGTGTGTATTATATATGGCTACTACCCAAAGAAAAAGAGCAAATGGATAAAAAAATGGGCGGAGTGTTGCCACTACCGCCCTAAGAAACAAGTCGTCCAGGAGCTAGACTGTGAAATGACGACTTGCGTTACGCACGATACATTACTGTATTTTCAGCTAACTCTCTCCAGTTCGTGGAGACTTTAGTTAGATCAGCTATCTTAAGAGCCATGCGTAAACTCATTTCGCGAAGTCGATCTTTGTACTTGTCCATGAAGTCCAAAATCTCTTCGCCCTGTTCTGCCGTTAAGTCGTAAGCGTGGAACAACTCACCACTACGGAATATCTGCTTGATACGCAAGAACTTGTCCCGCATTGTATCCAGCGTAAGATCAATATAGTGGCAACGACTTTGCAATGCTTCTAAATGATCTTTAAGTTTCTTACTACGAACATTCTCAAACTTGATGTTTGTAATAAAAATAACACTACCATGGAAATCAAACTTGCTGGGAATACCTTCGCTACGCAGTTTGCTTGAATCTGCATTCCAATGGATGGTGCGCTTCTTGCCCGAATCCAGTGCCGCCTTTAGGATGTTAAGTGATAGATCATCCATAAGCACACTGTCGCAATCATC